CGTTGATCTTGAACCAAAGGGCTTCAAGAAGTTCTACAAACGACTCCCGACTGTCGACGGGTACGACTATGTCGTCCCCGAAGACGGCCACCTCCCCAACGAGTCGCCGAATGGACCCCAATGTGACACGTTGCTGACGCGCATGAAGCACGCTGGCAATAGCCGCACTGAGGAACACAAGGCTCTCTACGGGAAAGGTACAGGCGTTACCCATCGTTGAGAATTTTCTCAGCTCGATGGTCTCAGGCACTTCCGTGCTTAGAGACTGTCGAACCCGAGGGGTACGAACCGCTCTTAGTGCTTCGACTAATCCAGGATTTCTCCTGAAAAAGCGTCCCACTAAGTCACAGGTGACACGATCGCTAGCAGCGGACAAATCCACTGTAGCTAATCGGCCCATTTGACTTCCGAGTTTGCAAAGACGCTGGTTGAGTCGTTGGTCGTGAAACCAAACGAACTCAGATATCCAACTGTCTTTGCATCTTCCACTGAAGTAATGCCAGATGTTCTGCTGGCAAAACTGCATGGAACCTGGTTCTGCGGCGATAAGCCGCGGTCCCTTGAAAGTCTTGGGCACCGCCACCATGCGAGAGAAAAGGCTGGTTTCCGGTTTGTCTGGAAACCCTCCCAATCTTCGCGGTAGAAGTTGTCCTCCCTTTCGGCGAGGAACAACTCCATGTCTAGCTCCCCGAGCCCAGCTGCCATAGTTATGGTAGCCGAACTCAGATAGGGGGAAGACTCGGTCGAGTCGATCCGGCCAGATATCCCACGAATACTTATTGTGGGGTCCGACTGGTGACGCGACTGCGCCTGGTCCGTGTCTGAACGGCCACTCAACAGGTCGATAAGACCCAAGAGTGACTGTGATGATATCCGACACGGAGTCGAATACCAACAGGAGAGACTCCAGGCAGACACCCTTTCTTGAACTTTCTGAAGAGGCACACGTGCCTTTCCAGTCGGATCCAGACAGGTCTGTCTCGTTAGTCTCAGCGCGCCGCTGTAAGCGGCGAACTGAAACAGGTACTCCATTCGTTGATCGTGTTCCTTGATGTTGAAAAGCATCTTGATCACTTTCTACAAAAGGTTTCTCTGAACTCCAGAAGCCGGAAGGCTCCGGGAGTTGCCTGTCAGTCTCAGCGAAGGCGGCAATCTCTTGCCGTATCTTCGCAGGACTACAAGCCCACTTCATCTTCTTTGCCATAAGCAACCATTGCCTAAGGAAAAAGATGGCTTGGACATCGCAGTCCTCCTTCAGACGTCCGTCCTCGTGAAAAACCAATAGGTGAAGCCCCCCAAGAAACTTGGGTGTCAGCACCCTGCCTGATCGCCTCTTCGTCAGAGGAAGACCAGACAGATTGTATTGGCCGGAAGCTAAGCATCTATCCAGGTGCTTAGCCACTGCTGGGAGGTCCACCATGAATAGGTGGATACCTCTTTGCTCCGCGAGGACTTGGAGGCGGTTGAGATCTCTCTCAAGTTCCACCCCCAGCGTCGGGTAGGCGTATGCAGTATCTCTTGCGAGTGCCGCATACACCTTTACCAACTCCCTTACATGGCTCTTAGACATACGTCGGATTAACTCCAGCGGAATGTCCCATGCCGTTAAGTGAGTACCCTCCTTGTCAACCAATTGAGAAGTCGATTTAGCAGAACGAAAACCCATCTAGGGATTCGTGGAATACGACGCTTGCGTCTCCTTCTGAGGGGACGCCTGCGAACTACTCTTTTTGCCATAATCGCCCTCCTTGCGGAAGAAACTAAGAGCCAGTGCTAGCGGCAACAAGCCGCTAGATCATCACTGGATTAGCTTTCCCAACCGACCATGCCCACCATTAGCGCATTGCTGGACAAGATGACCTTGTCGGCCACCGCGTCCACTAGCGCCACTGATGTGTCTCCGGGCTTATGCTCGTAGACAAAGTAGAACTTGCGTTCATACTCGGCTACATCCCCCAACGCGAAGATCGTTTGCACGACCTCCATGTTGTGCCGGTCCTGCCCGTTTCCGACTTTTGAGTGTCGGATTTTGGCGTTGTACCGGCTGGTTGCGTCCGTGAACCTGTACTCGGATGAGTACGTGTCCTGGTTGATCTTCTTAAGAGTGATGTCACCACCACTCTGTGGAAGAACGAGAGTATCACCTAACATGGGAGTTATCCTTCCTATACGCGCTTTCGCATCACCTAGGGCCTCAAAGCCCCTAAGCGAGCTAAAGACGCTAGGATCGACCACTTCCGACCATTTATGATCGGAAGGCTAGGCAAAGGAAAGGGATTAAAAGGAACGACTGGATATCGCTCCTTCCGCACGAACGACTCGTAATGGAACGCGTTCTTGTCGAACACAACCCACGAGTCATTCAGGGGCAAAGTCACCGTATACGAAGTCCTTGAGGAGGATTTTCGCATTAGTGACAATTTGCTCCAAGTCAGATCGAATGTGTTGTTCGTCGCGGCGATTAAATCGCCGACGTTCGAAAACCAATCGATAAACCACGACCAGGGAGTCAATTCCCAGGCAGTGGCCAGCATTTCATGAGACGTTAACCCTGAGGCGCCCGACCGAGCTTTTTGAAGCAAGGCCGTGTACCCCAGCTGGTCAAGCTTGGGCTTAATAGTGCTCATCGGAATCGATGAGTCCTTATAAGCTTTCCAGCGAGTCCAGTGTATCGCGTCCGGCGCCATTTTCCAATGGGCCGTACCCCACACCTCTTCGGTGTAGTGTATCGTGCGTGTGCCATTAATCGTCGTGCCCTCAGAGTGTAAGATTACACTGGTGGGGCCGACGGAAGAATGGTTCTGACTCAGACGGCATCTCTTTCGCACAGTTCTCTTATCCCGAAGGTTGTAGAGCTCATTCAGTCGCTGATCAACAGCTTTCTGAAAGTTCCACATCTTCTGGATATCGCTCAACATCGGGCTGATCACCCATTGCGCCAGCAAATTGCTGGACGCGATTGTGCGATCAAGTGGGAGTGCGCCTTCAGTGACATAATCCAGAAGATCTGGAGCTATGCCACGTTTGCGCATCTTACGCCGGAAGTTACTCCAGCGTTTCACGTCCATCACTGAACGTGCCCATCCTGATATCAAGCCAGGCAGATCCTTTAGCTCGCCAACGAACGTCGGTACACTAACGTGTGGTACCGATGGATTCGTCTCGGCGAGTATTTCCGTCGCGAGCGCCGACATGGTCAAGGTTGTCCATGCCGGGTAAGCTACGCGAGGGTCGACCGGACCGGGTTTATACCCCAACGGAAAGCGCGTAAACTCTCGTAGTTTAGCGCCTGTCGTCGGGCTTACCCTTGTTCCGCTCAAAGTGGGATAGTGCTGCTCTAGTTTGGTAAGTGACAGGGGATTAACCTGATCACGATTACCAACATAGTCTTCACACGTTTCCCACGCTCCAAGCTGCATCGAACGCGTAACGGTCGTAGGGCCGAGACTGGACCAGTAAGTTCCAGAAT